TTCCATAGTGGGTGCAGCAACGCAGCTCACAACTGCTGCTTCCGGAAGTACATTGACGATTTCGGTTACAGATCCATTCGACATCGCCGATCTCGGTGTGTCCGGGAATGCAACGATAGGTGGTACTCTGGGGGTTACTGGTACTACAACTATGACGAATGCCGTCGTCACTAGTGCCCTAACCGTTGATGGAACCGCACTCGTCACAGGAAATTTCACAACCGATGGAGCGATCGCCACCATTGGAAGTGGAGCTTCTACCGTTAACATTTCAGGTCCTGCAATTCAGGTCACTCCAACCTCAATGACAATGTCAGTAGGTCTTAATGTCGATGTGGCTTTGGTAGCCAGTGGATACACCGTACTTGCCTCTGACTTTTATGTGAGCATTAACAGCTTGTCAGGCGCTTCCACTATTAACCTTCCCCTGGCTCCGATCATCGGTCAAGTTCTAACGATCTGCGACGTGGGTGGAGCGGCTGCGACCAACAACATTACCATCAACGGTAATGGAAAGCTGATCGATTCATCGGGAGTAGCTCCGGCAGCAACGACTGCGATCACAACAAACTTTGGTACTTGCTTCATGATTTTCAACAGCCTTCGTTGGTCCGTAATAGCACGAACGTAATTATACACTATAGGTAAAAAATGGGACCCCTTTCAACAGTAGTATATCCGGATGTTTTAAGGATCATAAGTGCGACGACCTTCACGGGAGCTTACCAGCCAGTGGGTGGCCCATTGGCACAATCAGCAAGGATTGTGAAGTTTCAAAATAATACTACTTCTACTGTTGTGATCTCTTGGGATGGGGTGAATGGTCATGATTTCCTTCCGGCCGGATCATTCCTCCTAATTGACGTATCATCCAATAAAGAGAATGCGATCTCTTTTGAGATCCAGCAGGGCACACAGTTTTATGTTCTCGGAACCGTAGGTACGGGAAACTTTTATATCAGCAACTACTTTGGGAAGTAAAACATGAGTCAGTCTGGCGTTAACAGTATGAGCGGAGCCTCGGGGGTAGTAGACTTTCTAGAAGGCAATACGGGCGGTCCAGTACCTCCAAATGTTTCAAATACCATTATGCTAGTTGGCTCTGGAGGCATTACTGTAACAGGAAACGCTGGAACCAATACTTTGACTATTTCTGGTTCTGGAGAGACTGCATGGAATCTGATCGCAACATCTCAACCTCTTGTCAGTAACCAAGGCTACATTTGTGTTGGTGGCGCAGCATTGTCGTTGTCTTTGCCTGCCGTATCTGCTTTGGGAGACATTATTGAAGTTACCCTAGACGGATCGACCAGTTTTTCGATTACCCAAGGTGCAGGCCAATCTATCCGGTTCGGGAATTTATCCACCACGATAGGAGTGGGGGGAAGTATTTCTTCAACACAACAGGGGGATACATTCCGCATGGTATGCCAAACAGCAAATTTAAAATGGAACGTCCTTAGCTCCATGGGTAACCCAACAATAGTTTAATCAATTAGGAACGAAAAATGACAACAAATAACAGCATCAACATCTCAGCTGCCGGTATTGTCAAATACGACGGAGCCGGGACTTTCTCAGCAGATACAGTAACTAATAATGCGATCATTTATGGCGGTGTGAGCAATGCGCTCAATTCTTTAACTTTGACCAATGGCCAATTAGCAGTTGGATCTACGGGAGCAGCTCCGGTAGCTGCCACATTAACAGCAGGCACCGGTGTTAGCATCACAAACGGAGCAGGATCGATTACCATCAACTCGACAGGTGGTGGTCTTACTTGGAACGATGTTACTGGTACAGCAGCAGCAGGAGCGCCAAATAACGGATATCTAGCTGATAACGCAGCTCTAGTGACGATTACTCTGCCTACTACAGCCCCTCAGTTCTCTGTAATCAAAGTAGCGGGATTTGGCTCTGGTGGATGGTTGATCGCTCAAAACTCGGGACAATCGATTCATTTTGGAAAATCGACGACAACAACCGGTGCAGGAGGTTCTCTAGCATCTACTAATCAATATGATTGTGTTGATCTGCTTTGTGTTGTGGCTAATACAACCTTTTTGGTTTTAGATTCAGTTGGAAACATAACGGTCGTTTAATGACTATTAACAACACCACTGTTGTAAATTCTCTCTATGGAAGATCAATAAGCGGTACTTCAACTACCGCTTTTGTTGATATTTTCATGGACAGAGACCCCACTACGAATGATGTCAATTATTCCGTTCAACAGAAATGGCTGAACACAGTCGATAATACTTTGTGGGTGCTGAAAAACTTTTCTTCTATAGGAGGATCGGTTACATCGGATTGGATAGAAATTGGAGGTCTCATGAAATATATAGCGGAAGTCACAGGAAATACGGGTGGACCAGTGGGACCAGCCCCCACCACGAATAACGTCAACATCGTGGGAGATGGAACGACGATTTCCGTGGATGGTAATCCATCTACGAATACCTTGACCATATCGTCTTTGGGAGAGGCGGAAACGACCTACACGGCTAACACGGGTACGGCCACACCAGCTTCTGGAGTTTTGAATGTCTTTGGAGCCTCTGGCGTTACAACAACCGCTTCTGGAAACACCCTGATTGTCGAGACGACAGGATCTGTACCCACCGCGTTCATTTCCAACGCAGGAACTGCAGTACCTTTCTCCAATGCTTTGAATGTTGTAGGAACAGGAGCCATCACAACTTCGGCGACGGGAAATACGCTGACAATTGTGGGATCTGGATTAATTTCCTCGATAAATATTCAAACTTTCATTACATCAGGGACATATACACCGACTTCCGGAATGTTGTACTGCGAAATTGCATGTATAGCCGGAGGGGGAGGAGGCGGAAGCGCTCCAGCAACTACCGGAGCACAATATTCCTGTGGGACTGGAGGGGCTGCGGGAGAGTATGCTGTAGGCATATTCACTGCCTCTGAAATCGGGCCCTCTCAAGCTGTATCTGTGGGACTAGCGGGAGCTAGTGACTCGGCAGGAGGTAATACCAGTGTGGGTGCATTGATTTCCGCGCTGGGAGGCGGAGGTGGCGGCAGTGGAATAGCGAGCGCGATAAACGCTGAGGTGTTCGGCCCCATAGGAGGCTCCGGAGGCACTGGAGGATCTTACAGAGTGCCGGGAGCTCCAGGTAACTGGGCGATTTGTGGAACTAACTTCGCAGCTATCGCCGGAATAGGAGCTAACAGTCTGCTGGGAGCTGGAGGAAATGCTTCCGTGAATACTGTGGGACACGCGGCTGTAGGTTATGGATCAGGAGGGGGAGGAGCTGCCAACTCCACTAGTCAGCCTTTGAACCTTGGTGGTGAGGGAGCTCCTGGAGTAGTAATAATAACCGAATACATAGGATAATCAAACATGGGGCAGCAACTAAGTACAAATACATTCGGATGTGCGACTTTCATCGTTTCACAAGATCCCACTCTAGGGACGCATACATCGATTACAGCGGCTCTAAATGATGCTGTTTCTGGAAATACGATTTTCATTCTTCCAGGAACATATTCTGAAGATCTGAGTATGGAAGACGGGGTAAATTTAACCGCATTCACATGCGATGCTTATACCCCAAATGTTGTGATCCAGGGACAGATAGAATATGGTGGATCGGCCAGTGTCACATTGAGCGGAATCCAAATCCAGCCAGGAACATCTCCAGGAATTCTATTCGACGGGTCCTCTCAAATGTTCTTGAATTTCGTGGATTGCTACATAATCGTTGGAAGCTCACGAGGAATGTCTTTCACAAATCCAGACTCAGGTAGTCAGGCGAATTTTATAAATTGTACATTCGATGGTTCACTTACCCCAGGAATTGACCAGCCGTTCTATTCCTCTAGTTGTCCAGGAACCATCAATTTCACAAACTGCACTATAATGAATACTGATGGTCTAGGCTCTCCAGGTATCAATACTGCGGGGACTGTGAATATCAACTACTGTACTTCAAACGTGGCATTCACCGTAAGTGGCTCGGGCGTGTTGAATACAAATTTCTCCGAGATAGACACATCATCTATTGATATTGTCCCACTATCTTCGACCACTGGAGGAGCCCCAGTAATTACTTCTTGTTTATTGAATGGAGGAGCATCAGCGTCTTTATCAGTGGGAAGCGGTTCTATAGCCGTTTGCTATGACACCACGATGTATTCCACGAACGTCCCCGTTATAGACGGAACAGGAATCCTAGATTATGGCATTCTTTCTTGTCCAGGGGGCACACTTACCATAAACAGTGGAATGACCTTGTCCGGAGGAACGATACAGGGTGGTCTCAATCAAGAACCCTCTGCTGGATATCTAGGAGAACAAATACGATCAGCAGCGAGTGCTGTCAGTGTCAGTGTCGGAATTGCCACAAATATAACTTCTATATCTCTGACGGCAGGGGTGTGGGATATTTCAGGCATAGGCCAGCTCACCAACACGGGCGCGAATCTTTCGGAAATTAGACTGGCAATAAGTGCTAACAGTGCTTCTTTCACAGGGACAGTAGACGGCGACAGTTCTATTCAAATGGAAACGTCATTATCTACTCTATTATCTGCAAGTGTCCCTTCGTATCGGGTGGTATTAACCGCATCAACTACATATTATTTAGTAGGACAAGCTGTGTTCGCGTTAGGAACCACGACAGCAGCTGGAAGAATTTCTGCTACAAGAGTTGGGTAAAGAATTTAAAAGGAGTGACACTATACTTATGAAATATTTTACATTATTTTTATTTTTGTTCGCTTGCACCCCGACAACTTGGAAGGTGGCAACTGATATCCTAGAAGGCGAAGCAACGGTTATTGAAAATGTCATAGAAGATGTAAGCGGTTTGCCTCATCAAAAGCCATCGGTTAAGACTGTTTCAAAATAGTAAAAAATCTCCGCACAACATATTTCTGGAGTTTTCGATTTATGGAGAACCAAAAACACGGAGTGCGGAGAAACTTTCAATCAATCGGTTTTATTGTATTTGATAACACAATCAATGGCTATGAGTACAGTAAAAATTCCAAAATATACCCAAAACATGCTACTTGTCCCTGTCAGGTTGTATAGGCATCGTGCCTATGTTTTCATTTCTCCCATTATCGGAGAAAGGATTTTGGAATGTTAAATCATGCAAGACTACTTTACCAGTAGCAATTGCAGCGTTTAGAGCGTGTTCCATCGCTCCTTGAACATCCCCCGCTCCTTGAGATCCAAACGCCAAACTCCATTCTTTAAAGGCTTCAACAATATTTTGTCCGTGCGTATTTTCCATGAACTTTTCCCAGGCCGAGGACTCAGAATCGCTTCCAATGCGTGTTATTTGCCTTCCAGTGATACTGTTTTGCAATGTCAATACCTCGGTAGCCATTTGATCTTTTGTTCGATTGTAGGCCATTTCTAGGCGGTTTTCCATTTCAGCATCAAAGGGCGTATTGGAATAAACAGTTTGAGAGCCTACAGCCACACGGGATGTATTATCATTCCAAGAATGCCCAGCATAGGAACTTGTATTGCCTTGGAAGTGACCACCTCCAACGATTACGTGCCCTCCAGGATTGTAATCTTGGGTTGCTGATCCAGTATCAAACGATCCCATATCGCTTAAGCTGCCACCGGTTGCAAATCCATCCCATCCAATTGAAAAGTCGCTATTCATTATAAAAATCCTCCAAAAGGTTTAGGATGCTAGCGATATTCCCATTTTTTTCAAACAATTTAGAACTTTTTGCTGAAATCCAGGTTCTCCAATCTTGTAATGAGGATATTCTTGATGAGTCCTCATTAGCTCGGGAAACTCGATGTAGTTGTCGCCGATCACAATTTTACCTTTATTAATTAGATCCGTTCTTTTTGATAGATTCTCCCATAACAGGTAATCTTCATTTGAATTATTATTTTTACAAGAATTTAGCTCTAATTCAAGCCGGTCAAAGTTTTTTCGAAGTGAGGCTGCGGAAAGTATAACCTTCGCCCAGAAAGAATTGCTCGGGAGCCAATCAATAACCTTCTTGATGCTTTTGGGACTTCTCTTATCCACTCTTACCATTCGATCTAATTCTGCATACCATAAGAGCATGTTCGGATTCTTCAAGCTTTCCTTGGTTTTCTTAATAGCTCCCAAAAGTTCTAAAGATAATTCCCGAGCTTGCGAGGGTGTAAAGCCCGAAGGGCGTTCTTCTTCTTTCTTATCTTTGCTATCTCCTTTGTTATCCCGCTCTATGAAGTCTCCTATGGGCGAGGGGTGCAGAATCTTGCGGGGGAGAGGTGCAGAATCTTGCGGGTCAGGGGTGTTAAATATTGGCTTGTCAGGATAAAGGTTTGATCTTAAGGTTCTTATGCGACCATCAAAATCTTCATACCTAATATATCCTAGAGATTTAAGTTTTGTCAGGCCGCATTGAATCGTCCTTTCTTTTTCCTCAAAAAACTCCATCAAATATTTATTTGAAGCGTGGCAACCATGTTCGTTGTCTAAACTGTGAATTTCAGATAGTAGACATTTTTCAAAATAAGTAAGGCGTTTGTCTAGCCACACTTCGCGTGGTATCCAGATTCCTTTGAATGCTCTTGAGATATTTGATGCGTTTTCCATGAGGGGATCTCCTATATTTTTTAAAGAGCTCCCCCCCCGTCCAGATTTTTAAGTTTTCTTTTATCTTGTGGTTTTTGTATAACCTAGATTAAGATCACTAGCGTTCTTAGAGTGAACAATCTTGGGGTTTCCGCTTTCGCTGGGGGAAGCCCTTCTTTTTTTAATGACATCATCCTAATCTTTACAAATCATTTGCTGCAAATCCTTTTTCTCCAGTATACTAGGGGGACTGTTTTATCAAATTTGTAATTAAAGGTTCATTATGACAACTCCATCCAAACAACTCAGCTTTTTAACTCACTTCAATGAAAAGAAGATATTAGAAGAAACGATTAAGTCTTTTGATGAAGAAAGCTTAAAAAAACAGGTCAGATTGCAGTTTCACAAGATTTATGAACTCGAAAAAATGGTCATGAAGCACCAGGAATATATCTTAAGCTTAACCGATCACATACTTTCAGAATAAAAAACCCCCGGCAGAGAACCCACCGAGGGAACGTATAAACAAGAGATAAAAACAATTTCTATATACCGTATGCCTTCCATTGTGTAAAGGATTTTCTGTAATTATCATAAGATAATGGTGGAAAGTTAATATCCGGGTGCTTGGCTTTCATTTCTCCAACATAATCGGTTATGGCTTGGCAATAGTCGATCGTACCTTTCTGCTCTTGGCGCATAAACTTCACTCCAAAAGCGGTGCAGCTCAGGCCACCTGAGATTTGTTTTATCTCTTCCCGTAGCTTATCATCCCGTTCTTTCCGCTTTCTAAGCTCGATAGTATTTTCTATGAACTCTTTGAAAAGATCGTTCTCTCCGAGATCAAGAACATCTCGATCACATAATTCGGGAGCTACTTTTGTAATTACCAACTCTTGGAACTGCTGCAATTTTGGAAACAGTTCGTTTTTTATATAATCATCGTCTCTGTCAATCTTTAGAATCACACTTTCATCGGGATTTCCCTTGATGGGACAGCTGACGTAAAGAACGCTATTTAACGTTGGAATTACCATCATCTGATGCTGGCATTGTATCCAGTATTTGCGAGGAACTTTTCCGGAGACTGCTCCTTCGTGATCCGGTTTACCTGCATTCTTAATCTCAATAGCCAAATCCTCGGAATCTAAAATACCATCCAAAGAGGCCAATAACCAAGGATGATCATCACTGAAATACAAAGCGGGTTGAAAGTTTTGCCCAAGATGGTGATTTATCCAATCTCGCACGGGTCCCTCTTTATCGCGCCCCATTTTCATTGCGTGGTTGTCTTCTATCTCTTTGCCATTGAGCTTGGATTCCCATAATTGATAAGGAGTTCTGAAAGCTGTCGGCTCTCCGATTGCAGATGCTGCATCGCTGGCGCCGATACCCGAGCGACGCCATTCTAACCATTGGGCTTCTGTTTCAAAATTAGGCAACCTCATTAGCGACCTCCTTCCACGGATCTTTTCCTTCATATAACAATGCTAGGTCGAGCGGTTGCATTTCAATAAGCTCTTTGGCCTCTTTGGGACATTTTGTTCCTGGAAGTGCCTTCAAATAGTAGCGCGTTTCCTTTTCTGTTCCCATACGAGTCACTAGAATGTCGAAGCTTAATGGATCACCATAGGTTCCTATTAACTTTTCCAAGCTTTTCTTAATCGTTTGTTGTTTGAAACTCCAAATTTGTACCTTCTGTAATTCGTAGTTCCATATTAAAAACGCTACAAACTCACTGACATCTTTTACAGCTCTTGGCTTTTCTTTGGGACGGAATCTGCGCGGCTTCATTTCTTCCCAATATTCCCATCCTGTAATCGCGGTTGATAATGCTCGAACTTTTACGGTCTCTCCATTTGGAATTGACCCTACTTTAAAGTAATCTGTATTTCCCATGAACTTGTTGTCTTCTCCGAAGAAATTTGACATATTGTTTTTCCTATATTTGTTATTTTGTTATTCGGCTAATGCTTCTGCTAGGTCATCTAGCTCCGCTAGCCACCATTCGGTAACGTCCGGGCAGCCACACCCTTCATTTTGAATATCACATTTGCAATTTTCTTCCAGCCACTCAAAGTACATATCTTCTATTTCATCATGACTTACGCGCATACTGGTTGCTCCATCTTTACCAATGACATTTGATGGCGCTGAACCTGCTGCATGCAGAAGTGATACTCTTTTAAGCTCTCTTCTGCCTTCTCTTCCCAATAGTGACTTTCGTTGATGTGAAATAGAACTTCTTGTTCATATTTATTAGACGTGACTGTATGATGTTCTGACATAGACATTTTTCCTTTTTGTTGAATTGATACCTTTCGGGGGCCGAATCCCGAAGGGTATTTTTCTAGTTATTTTTCCAATAATTTTGCATCACCTGGATATACTTCTCTTCTAACTTACATAATCTTCCATGAAAATCTTTCATTTCTTTGCTATTTTCGCGGTGCATTACCCAAATCATGCCCGCTATTGGGAACAATATTGAGATAACATGGTACCATTCCATTTAGTCCTCCTCATTTTGTAGAACGTTTAAGATTCTGACACAAGTGCGAATTATTGTCACCCAAAAAACTGAACATTGTGAAAAATGTTGCCATGGTGTTAATATTCATTCTTCTGAACACATACAAGGGTTTTTAACACAATTTATGATGACATTGCGCACTTATTTAGCTGATAGAAAAATATCGCAACGGGAATTTGTAGAAATGCTGAGAAGGGAAGGTATAAAGACTTCGATTGGTACAATTAACAACTACATAAACAATAAAGCGACTTTAAGGTTGGATGTGGCCATGAAAATTCATGATCTCACGGATAAAAAAGTTTCTCTGAAATCCCTGCTAAAAAAATAGTCTCCAAAAAATAGTCTCCAAAAAATAGTTCGTTACATTTAATCTCCAAAGTAATATCTAAAATTTATACTTTGGAGGTTTTGTTGAAAGTCGTCCTTCAGTTATCCGTTGACCCCACTCCTTGGAAAGCTCCTAGATTGGGAAGAAAAGGGGTATATTCTCCTCACAACGACATCAAACGCAAGATTAAGCATTACATCCGCCAGCAGTATCAAGATCTTCCCTATTCAGGATACACGTCTTTATTTTTCTGTTTCGCCTTTGCCACTCCTACAACAGCATCAAAAATACAGAAACAAAGGATGTTGAATAGGGAAATTTTTCCCACTCGGATCGATTGCACTAATATGCAGAAGCTATTTGAGGATTGTTTGCAGGGGATAGTAATCACCAACGACAAGAATGTTATATCGGTTACTTCCTACAAATTCTACGCGGACGATCCTAGTGTGACAATTGTTGTCCAAGATCACAACGAGTATATAGAAGAACATGAAAAAGGAATAAACGATGAAGTCGAAAAAAGAAAAAAAGGTATCCAAAGTGATGCACGAATGGAAAGAGGATAGCCTACATAGTGGTTCTAAAAAAGGTCCCGTAGTTAAAAACCAGAAGCAAGCCATCGCAATTGCCCTTAGTGAAGCTAGAAAAGGTAAAAAGTAGATGGCAAAAAAGAAAAAAGTACCTACCAAAACGATATCCCCGGCACTGCATGCGGGATCAAAACAATCTCCAATAGCGACATCTCCTCCAAAATCAGCTAAAGAAGCACTGAGAGAAACAAAAATGATACCAAATCGCAAAACCCAACAAGCTTAAAAAGGTGAAATAACATGAGCAACACTATTCACGCTGTTGAACAATCATTGAACAGATTCATCCTAAGCCAAACGGAGGATCTAGACCCCATCGATGATGATCTTAGAACTCTGATTGAAGCTATTGCATTGCATATCATAAGAAAAGAAGAAGGTGGTGAGGAGCAAAAACCAAAAAGCATTGTGCCAATGGGGTATATTCCGACAAAACAATTTATTGAAAAATGTCAATGGGTAAACCACGCCTGTCTTTGGATTTTAAGACTTAAACATCCCGGAGCAGATTTTTATTTTACTCACAAAAATCGTTGTTATTACCACCCTAAAAAGACGTATGAAGTATTGAAAAACTTTTCACCCCATCACTCTAAAAAATTGAGATATTTGGAAAAAGCAGGGGCTCTACATTTTGATAGTGTAAATAATTAACTGAGTTTGATAAACAAAAATTATGAAAACACCAACAAATAGGAAGAAAATGGCACACCACAAAAAAGAAAAGCATCATGAATCTAAACATGAAGCTCATGAGCACGAAGTAAAAGGCGGACACAAGGCCAATAAGAAAGAAGCGCACCACAAAGCGGAATCGAAAGGAATGAAACACGCTCTTAAAGCGAAAATGGCTCACTCCAAAAAGAAATAATCAGGCAATTCTAATGGATAAAAAGATGAGAAAGGTTACGAAAAAGATTCGTAATGCTGAATCCACATTGAAGAAAGCCGAAAAAGAAAATACGCGTTTGGCCAATTACGACGAGCGCGTACGCGATCCGATGATCGATAAATACAAAAAGATGAAAAAGAAAAAATGTTAGCTGACTCTCACCTTGAACACATCATTATCGAAAGACAAGAGACTTACGATTTCCTCCAAACGATCCTCAAAACCGATCACATCTCCCAAAAAGCCATTCAAAAAGCGCAGCTCACCAAAGATAGTGCAAGTTGGAAAAGATCTGATTTGGGACAAAACGGTAAAGAAACGGGTTCTTTTAAAATATTCCCACATTCCAAAGGATGTAGAGGGGTTTGTAACGGAACTGCGCTATCTGCCGATAGCGAGGGATTTGTTATATTTACGGCGACGTGGTAAAGACAAAACTATAAATGGCTGGTGGGATGGTCGCAAATGGTACGGACTGCGCTTAAAAAAAGAAGATATAATCACCGCCTGGAAAAGGAATTTTGCAGATGACCGAGCTATTGATTAAAAAGGTAAAACGATGATTGAACTCTCTATTAAAATAAAAGATGACAGCCGTACTCTACAAGAGAAAGAGTGCGTCGGCTTGGAATATCTAATAAGCGCCAATAATCCCGATCTATTAGCTAAAATCGCCAAGGTATACGAAAGATTCAAGTCAGAAGGGGACACGGATGCCCCCACCATTACCGTTAAGACGATATTCGTTATTCAGAAGTAAGAATTTTATCTATTTTATCGAAGTGAATTTGCATCTCCGAAGAATCCTTGGATAAGCGGCATATTTCGGCCGTTATTAGACTTCGTACTAATTCCGAGATACTACACTCTTGATACGCAGCCACTAACCTGAGTTTGCGGAATTGCCGATCGGAGAAGTTTATTGAGGTTCTAACCCATTTAGTCATTTAAGCTTCTCCTCGTAATATCTTTTTATTGTTCCTTCCACATCGTAGCACATGCCCTCAGCGTCCCATGCCCACAGCCTTCCAAACACCACATCTGGCGTAGTATGATCCCACAACCAATGGCCTTCTTTACATACTCTGTAATAGTCCCAGGATTCGAGGAAGCTGTAAGCTAGCATTCCCTCTAAATCGTAATTGTATTCTGTTAGCTCTAAAAAGGCCTCGAAACAAGCCTCCTCACACTTTACGTTTTGTTCGCAGCTCATTATTCTTCTCCTTCTAGGGTATCGTGCTTATTTATAAATTCTTCTAGAGGCCCTTTAAAAAACTCACTCCAAATGTCTTGGGAGTCTTCCCCCCATGAATGTTTAAAAGAATTAACAACAAATGTTCCTTTTTGTTGATCATGGTAAATATTGTAACGATATTCAGTGTCTCCATGATTTTCATGGGCTTCCGTAAACTCAGAGAATGCCAGCATTCCGAAGGCCACGACTGCTTTACCCTTCCTATATCTTCCACCATTTATTAGATGATCTAAGTTAGAAAGAAATTCCTTAAAATAACGGGCGGCTCCGCGTGGGTATCCGTCATAATGTATATAAAAACACTGATTTTCAACTCCCCAATAATTAGTTGTGCTTATTCTGTATGTGGCTCTTGTTGACATTTGTTTTCTCCTTTGTTTCTTACGCTGTATTGCGTTATTCCCAACATAATAACATAACGATGATTAAAAACAATGCGTAAAAATTCTTTTTCTGTTAAACACTAAAGATAAGAGGTTAAAAAACAATATATGCCAGCCCCATTCGGTAATCAAAATGCAACTAAGCTCAATACTCCTGAACTGAAAGCAGTTGCTTATGCTTCTTACTGCACTCATTTAGCTTTGGGCAAAGACAAGAAATCCTGGTGTTTAGAAGATCCAATCGAACTCACATGGGAAACTATGGAAAAATATATTCGCGATAACCCTATTGATTTCGACCCGATTAAAAAACAGATAGCTGAAGCTAAAGGATATAATCGCTGGGAACAGGTGGTTGAAGACGCTGCAATTGGCAAGAATAAAGACCACAACACAGCTACCTTGCAAATGAAAATGCGCTGCAAATTTGGATGGGATAGAGTATCTAGACAAGAAGAAAATGATGTAGTTTCTGTTCAACACAACCAGCACTGCATTTTACAACAAATGGCCGACATGCAAAAGAGCGTAGCTACTACCATTTCTGTGACGGAAAAATGGGAACTTGAAACAAATCCTGCAACTTCTTAAAGTATTAACTTCTCACGCGCCGTAATTGGAGCCGGAAAGGTTAAAAAAGAAAATTTACATACCCGATCATTGTACTTAAGAAATAGTTGTCGCTGTAGGATGATCGTAACTTGCTCTATAGCGCGTGAGATTATCAATAGCTTTACCTAAAACTTGCCTCCGCAATGGGGACAGGTGATTTTACCTGAAGCAGTATCGCTTATCGGACTTTCCGCTTCCAGAATCATAATGTGTTTCTCTCTACCTCTATAAATAAGCTCAGGCCCGCCAATAACTCCGATCGCTCCGCAACCACAGCTTGCCTCCGCATATTCTGTGCAGGATGAAATAACATCCCCACATAATAGACACATCGCTTTGGCTTCAGTCACATTTGTTTTCATGGGCATTCTCCTTCTCCCCACAGCTCAAGTTTTACTTGTCTGGAACTTAAATACTCTTCTTGATATTCCATTAGGTACACTCTTAAATTATTTAATTGGATGGTCGATGACTAAAATAGCACTTAATGCGCCCGAAGAAAATCCCTATCCTCGCGTCTTGTCCGATAAGCAAATGGAGTTTATAATACATAGCACGAAAAAGATCAATCTCGCTCATGGCTCCGTGAGATGTGGTAAAACCGTGGGAGCAACGTTTCGCTTCATGCAAGCAGTAGATGCGTGTCCCGATAGCCAAATCTGGGTGATTGGCCACACATCTAGCACGGTGTACGACAACATTATACGGTTGATTCTAGAGCCTGCAAAACCGGGCAGCCCAGATCCACTGAGCATCTTTCGCCCTTATTGCACATGGAAAAAGGGTGATAGAGAGCTAACCTATAAAGACAAGACCATTAGTACTGTAGGAGCCAAAGATAGCGGCGCTATCGGTGCTATTCAAGGTAAGTCAATGTCCATTGCCTATTGCGATGAAATGACACTATATCCCGACAACATTATAGATATGATCTCTACCAGGCTATCTAATCCCCATTCGGTGCTATTTGCCACGATGAACCCAGCTTCTCCCTCGCATAAACTAAAAGGGTGGATTGACAAGGCTGCTGCTGGCGACCCTGATTACTACTCGCTCAAATTCACTCTTGAAGATAATCCCTTTGTCGATGATGCTTTCAAGATGCGCCTGAAGCATAGCTTATCGGGCGTATTTTACAAAAGAAACTATCTTGGCGAATGGTGTCTTGCTCAAGGTGCTATATTTGACTTCTTCGATCGCTCTGTTTATGTTGTGTCGCGTCCGCCGCGAGCCGCTGAATATTGGATTGCGGGTGTGGATTATGGTACAAACAATGCGTTTGCGTGTGTCTTGTTGGGTGTCTCTACTGGGCAATATACTCAAGACTCGCCCATGATGTGGGTCGAAAAAGAATATTACTGGGATAGCCAGAAAACAGAGAGGCAAAAGACGGCTAGTGAATATGCCGATGATGTACAACACTTTCTACGTCCTTATGCGGTACGATGCGTCTATATGGACCCTTCTGCGGCTCATTTTAAGCTTGAACTGCAAAGGCGCAAGATACACGTTGCCAATACTGACAACGACGTTGAGAATGGTATAAATAAGATGACAGCGGATCTAAAGGCAGGGAAGCTGTTCATTTGTGATAGCTGCCCCAATTTGATACGAGAGATAGAGGGGTATGTTTGGGACCCCAAAAAGGCAGCTCGAGGATTGGATGAGCCTTTAAAAGAGAATGATCATAGCATAGACGCTTTACGTTATGCGGTGTATAATCATAAGCCTGTAAATCCGATGATAGCTACTGAATATTGGGGAAAACAACACGAAGATAACCAAAGAAAGGAACAGATGAGAAGTTTCAAACCAATGGGAGATTATGGATTTAGGTGAGAGCAGTTCAGATGCTTATATGGAACAAGGCAAGAAGTTTTTTGATGGAATAAGGCAAGTAATAGAAGAAATCGGATTACCGGAAGAAGAGGCTGTAAAAGCATGTCTGTGTTATGTGGCGGCCGTGAAGAGGAAACATGGCGCTACTGTTGTTGATATGAAAAGTTTTTTAGAAGAAGCGCTTAGAAATTACGCGGTTTTGCTACAGATACGAGCGTCAGAAGATAAGGAGAAATATAATGGATCAGTGGAAATTCTTGAGTGCTAAAAATATGAAATATTCAAACGATTACTATAAACAGAACTTAGCAAAGAAGGCACAAATACGCGATTTCCAGGCCTCTCAATATTCAAAGATCTGCAAATATTACATCGAATTGAAAGAGAAAGACGTAAAGTGTTGCAAGTCAGTCGTGAATAAATTAGTTAATGCATTAAGCAATGCAACGTAATAGGTATTATCAGACTATAATATTATAAGTTTATATTAACATGATTATGTCAAGGGGTAAATGATGACGACAACCGAAACTGCTTTTAAAGAAAAAGTCCCCCAGGTTAGGGCTGCTCTGCGTATTATTTTAGAGGCATTTACTATTAATAGGGTACCGAAAGAAGTTGGCGTTTCAGCGATGGTGACATATATTGTTACCGAGTTATTTGGAGAGATGCTTGAGCAAACTCATGAAGAGCGCGTGAAAGTGATCAGTGAGTTTTTGTCTCAAAATATGGTGGAAGTGGGATTTGCCCGATTGTGGGATTTGCCGGATGAAGCTTGAAGAGATCCCTGCGACTTTTCGGGAGTGTTATGTACAGACTTGCGATTGCGGGAAAACCGTTGTGGTAAGGACGATGGCTAGGGTGTCTTGGGAATATGACACAGCCCTGTATGTTGAATGCTGCGCTTGTGGCGACTATGTTGAATTTATATTACCGGTGGATTAGGAGAAAAATATGGCCGAACGTAGACCTTCCAAGGATTCAGATCAGTTTAATACCCAGGCCGCTTATGAAATATTAGAAGCAGCTATGGCTGCTCATCCAGAAATTGAGCCAACTATTTGGTATGGTGCTTGCTGGAGTTTGATGATTAATGGTTGTTTGCGCTCTGGCTTGACCTATGAAGAATTCTGTATTGATTTTAATGCAGCTAAAGAACATTACAAGAAGCGGTGGGATAATGATAATTGACTGCATCAGCGATCTTTGGTACAATTCTCATAGAGGTTAACATGGCGAGAAAGCAGAACTGTGTCGTTTCTTTTTTAAATATAATTGATTCGATCGAACCTAATGAGAATGGCTGTATGAATTGGTCTATGGGTCTCAGTCGAACTGGCTATGGCGTCTATAGCATAGGAAATTTCACTTATAGTGTTCCTAGATTACTTTTCAATACTTTGAGGAGTGGATTGTACGACGACAAGATGGTTGTAAGGCATAAATGCGATAACCGTGCTTGTTGTAATATTGAACATTTAGAGATTGGGACTCAATCTGAGAATTTAATGGATGCATCGAAAAGAGGCAGATTAAGGCTTGGGATTGCGAACAATAAGACGTTCCTAAGCGAAGAAGACGTGCGGAAAATAAGAAGTTTATATCCTTCTAAAAGCACCGTCGACCTTGCAAAAGAATACAAAACTACTCCTTTTTGCATTCAGTGCGTAATTACTGGTAAAACATGGGGACATGTTGATGGGGCAAAACCGCTCATTAGGCTGAATAGGGCCTTAGGGGAAAAGATGGGAAGATCTAAGCTGAAAAGGGAACAAATTCTTGAGATCAGATCTCGTTATCCTAAAGAAACTAAAGCCAAGCTTGCAAGGGATTTTGGAGTTGGACACGCTATGATTTGTCGTATTGTGAATAGAAAAAATTGGAGACATATTTAATGGATGTGACATGCATTTCCGATCTTCACGGACATTACCCAAAGCTAGACGGCGGAGATCTGCTCATTGTAGCAGGGGACTTAACACGCACCGACACCGAACAGCAATACTTCGAGGTGTTTGATTGGCTAGAGGAGCAGAGATATAAGAAGAAAATCTTGATAGCCGGTAACCACGATATGCGCATGGAAGCGGAGAACTATCAGGGGCCCCGTGGAGTAGTGAAAGATGCATTTACGTATCTTTGCGATTCTGGAACGGAGTTCGAAGGATTGAAGATCTGGGGCTCTCCTTGGACACAATGGTTCCCTGGGGTAAATCCACGCTGCAACGCATTTATGGTATCTGAGAGCAAATTAGAAGCGAAATGGGCGAAAATACCTCATGATATAGATATATTGATAACTCACAGCCCCCCATTTGCCATATTGGATCAAGATTACATGGGCATAAACTGCGGAGATATTGCCTTAAAGGAGCGTATTGACCAAATATCGCTAAAATTGCATGTTTTCGGCCACATTCATGCCGGCCATGGGCAGGTAAAGTTTAGTGGTACGATGTTTGTTAACGCAGCGCACATGAACGACAACTATGAACCGGTGAATAAACCTATTCGTGTGGTGCTTTAGAATGTGCAAAAAAGCTCTATCACCCCTTACTGGCCGCTTTGGATAATAATGCGCCGGCTGCGTTCTATCTCAAGCAATCGGTAGTGAAACTCGCGGTTTTCTTCTTTTATTTCCACCATAACGTCTAAAAATTCTTTTCTAACGTCATTTATCTCGGATCTACACCAAAACATCATACTGATGACAATTGCGCTAATTGTAAAGGTTGCTGCGCTGATCGCTATGATTATTCCGATATCCATAAAACGGCTCCTTCTAGCTTAAATAAAATCTTTAATGTTATAGATATCCTCAAAAGTAATATTACATTCTTGAGGTCTTTCTGTCTTTCTATTATCCACCATGGAACAACGACCTAGAACCCAATCAAGGGGATGTTCGCCAATGGCTCGACAATCTCTACAGCAAATTTCAGCCTATAGAGCAAGCTCGTTGGAACCAATCTAACATTGATACTTTATTCTACGCTGGCAGCCAGACTTTTATCAACCGATATTTCAACTTTACGCCATCGTCTTCCTATCAGAACTTCTATTTTAATTTGCTTCAACAGCCTGTTAACATGGTCACCGGTTATGAACGGCAGCACAGAAAGGGCTTTCAGTTCATCCCGTCTGATGGTGCCGACCCAATTACCACGGATCAATATACCAAGCTAATCACTCAGGAAGCCAACACCGAGGGCATTCACGAGCAATTCTCTAGAGCATGTGAGCAAGCTTGCATTACGGGAATGGTTCTGTTGCAGCCTTACTTAGACTTCAACGGATATGATCCCGCTCAAGGTCAACTAAAGATGAAGTTATGGGAGTATAACTCGTTTCTGGTTGATCCTTACTTCCGCAATATGGACATGTCAGATGCACAATTTGTTTGGTGTCAAGAATATATTTCAAAAAAAGAAGCACAATTCAAGTTCCCCGATAAGATCCAGAACATTGCCCCTATGGCTGGAACTCCTCAAAGATATGGATCGTTCTACTTTTTGCCTGAAAACTACAACATGGCACGCAACGACCTAATGGTTTTATCATATGTCTGGTATAAGTGGAAGCGCAAAAAAGATAAGCTGTACAGCAAGTCCAAGAATATGTTCTTTGATTTCGGTGGAACAGGCCAAGAAATGGATGCTCTGCTGTATCAGATCCCTGATCTTGAAAAAGTAACCGTAGAAGTGCCTTGTTGGAAGCTGGCTGTTGTTCTAAACGATCAGCTAATGTATCAAGGTGTTAACCCCCTTGGATTCGATGATTGTCCTTTTATACCTGTTGTTTGGAACTATGAACCTCATATCAATTATTATGACCTTCGCGCGCGCGGTCTTGTACGCACTATGCGCGATTCCAATTATTTGCTTAACCGCCGTATTATTCTTAACCATGATATTAGTGAAGCTACTATTAATGCTGGTTGGAAAAGGAAGATCGGTGCGGTTGGTAATGAAGACAACCTCAAAAGATCGGGTCAAGGCTGGGATATCATCATCAACGAAGGTTACGAGTTAACCGATGTTGAAAAGATTATCCCTTCTGAAGTTCCTGCCTCTGATATGGCTCTTGCTGACCAACTTCGCTCGCTTATATTCGGAACTTCTGGAGTGGACCTAGAGAATTGGTCTGCTCAAAATGACAAGCAAGCTTCTAGTTTGACAACTATGCTCAAACAGGCTGCGAATTTGACCGTTTTGCAGAAGTACTTCGATCAATGGGATTACGCTAAAAAGTTAGTGGGAGAGCGTCTATTGCAGGTTTGTTTGAATAACTGGAATGCCGACAAAGTGAAGCTTATCATTGGTGAAGAGCCGACTGAGTACTTCTACAGCAAGATATTCTCCAGATTCCAAGTAATTGTTGAAGAGGGTGAGTTAACGCCTACACAGCAGAACATGCAGGCCCAATCGCGCTTGGATATCAACGCAGCGTTCGGTCGAGAAGTATTTCCCCCTTCTATGGTTGTTCCTTACCTCAATATTACCGGAAAAGCCCAAGCTATCGAGTTCTTACAGCAACAAGAGCAATCGGCTCAAGCTGCTCAACAAGAGATGCAAACCATTCAACACGCCTTTGAAGAGGCCAAACTTAAGGAGTTATATGCAAGAGCCACAGCCCAAATCGCGACTGCTAGAGAGCGTCACGGCCGTGCGGAGTCAAATATCGGCCTTCTGGAAGAGCGCCTTTCAGAGATTAGTAAAAATCAATCCCTTTCAACAAAAGCTAAAGCTGAAGCCGTCATGAAGTTGTTAGAAGCAGAGCAAATGGCTGGCCAAATGGCGATGCAACAGGCTATGGGAGAAGTTGACATGATGAGCGTTGAGGAGGATATGCACGAAGATCGAGAGCGTGTAAAAGCCAAAGCTTCCTCGGATGCCAACAAATTTATTACCCAATTAATGGGGGATATGGCACAAGGTGGAGGACAACAAGCTCAACAGATGCAACAACAACCAATGCAGCAATAATTGATGTCTCCTAAGCACACTGAAGAGTTGATTTCCCTGTTTCCTGGTTTATTTCCCTCAGGATCGTTTTGTTTCGATTGTGGGGATGGATGGTTTAATATTATCAAAGAATGCATCCTAGGGCTAAAGAGAGCGCTTGAAGAGCATCCTCCTTTTATAGAGGGTGAATCTTTAATTTATGCCACTCAAGTGAAAGAGAAACACGGAACGCTCCGATTTTACACTTCTTTAACTACCGATCGGATGGATGAGATTATAGACGAAGCTGAGAAGAAAAGCGCGAATATTTGTGAAGCATGTGGAGAACCAGGGCTTTTATTCAAAGAAGATGGCTGGTTATATACTCGATGTATTGAGTGTAAATGTTGATATAGCCTGAAAAAGACATCTCCTTTTAAAGTAAATTTTAGATACATTAAAAGGAGTTACTATGTCAAGAGCACCTAGAATTGAAGATCAACGTACGTGGGCTGGAACTACCAATAGTGGTGGGAAAATATTTCCAGATGGACCACACAAGACAAAAAAAGAAGTGTCTACCGAAGGCGCTGGTCGTTTAGCTGAATATGATGATACTACTGAAGATATTCACAGAGATCAGAAAGCGGGCGTGGCTAAGTTAGAAAGCCGCAGAATGAAACCTGGATATAGAAACTAAGGCCCCTTGCAACGTTAGATTGTAAACAAGTGGTTAGAGGTGCGGTTCGATGTCTAACTAGAACGGCCTTGCATATGAGTGGGCAAGTGATTGGGTTTTTGACCGGTATATTACCGTAAAAGGTTGAAGGTCAAAGTAATTCCCAATCGACTCGAAGGAGATTCTACACCTTAATCCTTGAAGGCTGCCCGGCCAAAGGTGTCATTTTACAGTCCTTATGGTATATCTATGAGGCCGTTCCGGAGTTAGTCTCCGGAACCTTAAAAGGTTTGACCGCTGAACCAGCCTGGACAAATCAGCGGTATTTTAGAGGTTATGTATGGTTGTTAAGAATAAAACAGACGATCCGATGGGTTCCAAAGAGGAGTTCAAAACTCCTATTAAGATGAAAAAGCCTTTTGCTGATCCTATTGCTGTTCGTGAAAAAACCAACGGTCGCAAAGAGTGGTCTTTTAAAGCTCCATCCTATGACAATCGTACCAGTGGAAGCATTCCGGCTGGTGACTATTATGGCGTTGGATATACGCAGCCTTTCGGTAAGTTTAAAGCGGGCCCCATGTCTTCTGGGCCAATACCTCAAGCCAATAAAGCCTTTTCTCCTAATGAGATCTTCACTTATGAAGACAAAAAAGGCTAATACATATGGCCAAAAGTAAAGTCGTTGCTATCAACCAGCGCAAGAACTTCTTGGGTGCAGGGGCTACTAGCGAGCAATCGGGTGTAACTCCCTATGAGAGCGGGCCCATGGGTGACAACTATGGGCTTGGTATGAAAAATCCCATGGGTCGCATGAGAGGAGATTCTATAGGGTATATCCCAGCTAGTCCGAAGCAACTGGGGACTCCACCTCGTCAGGTGGTTTAATTCCCATTAAGATTTTGAACGCTTCTTTCGCTTGTTGCGGAACCACTGCATTGCCCAATCCTCTAATTCTGTCCACCCGATGGGGTACCCCATAAGCCACCCCACAAACTGGGGGTTCAGTATTTTGCCAGTAGTTTGAAATTTGGCTATCGCCGGAAGCGTGGGTCGGTATTCCGCATTCTTGTTGTGACGGTTGCCACTTGCAGATCCTTTGGCAGTGGGTGTCGGTAATAGACCGTCTTTTGTTTGAAATCTCGCTATAAGTGTTACCAAATTCCTCATGCTCGCTTGCTTGCCATTCGGAATGTATTCCTTCGCTGGACCCTTGCTCGCATCTGACGCCTGAGGAGTTGGGAATCCCATCCCTATTAAACTGTCCCAGCTTGGATCGTTTCTTCTCCTTTCCGATGGGCAATCGTTCCCTATCTTCGCTCTTGGCGTAGGCAAGTAGAAACCACCTTTCGCGCTTGTGTAACGCTCCAATGGACGCAGCGGATATAACACACCACCTACAATCATACCCCATTTCGGCAACTTCTCTAACGACTTGAAGTCCCCCTCGTGAGGTGATAGCGGGGACGTTCTCCAGAAATATGAACTTGGGCTTGATTTCTTTGGAAAGGCGCACGATCTCGAAAAATAGTCCGCTTCGCTCTCCTTCCAAGCCTCTTCCGCGTCCTGCAACGCTGATGTCCTGGCATGGGAAGCCTCCAAATATAATATCGACATATCCCCGTGCGAACTTAGACCCGTCCAATGTTTTAATATCATCCCATATGGGGGCATTCTGAAGTTCACCAGTCGTAATTCTGGACAAGATGATTCCTTGACAATATGGGTCGATTTCGCAATAGGCTCGGGGTTTAACCCATTCATTGAGGGCGATAGACATTCCTCCGATTCCGCTAAATAAATCCAAACCATTCAAATGTTATATCTCCTCAGGAAATGCTTTTATATCTAGCTTTTCTTGGCTCAATAAAACAGAATATTCTTTAAGTATGACTTCTAATAGTGCCTTTACTAACTTATTCTGCTTTCTTTTGTCGAGCATATACTGAAACCTCTTTGTAGATCGCATTGACCTGTTCATCCGACATATCATCATCTTCTTTTTGTTCCAACTTATTTCTATGGAATTGGAAGTCGTGGATGCTTTCAGAAACGGTCTTATTTTCGGTTATCAGCCCATTACCATACTGACCCCACAACTCACGCGCTGGGATCATCCAGATGACCTTTATGAGGTCTGTGCCAGGGTACGCCTTAAACAACATAGAGTTTGTTTGAGCTTTTGGCTTTGTAAGTCTAGGTTGCCATATCAACCTCTTTGTAACTCCATCTTCATCGGTTCTGGTATGAGCAAATATGTAAAAAGGATGATCGCCAAATGGGCGCTGGTTGATCAAATCTTGGCAGCATTCTCCGATGTCAAACGATTGGTTTGTTAGAAAGTTGTAACGATCGTGGGCATCTGAGGGATTGATCTTCATTACATTCATGCAGTTTCTCTTGGTAGCGAGTAATTAATAATTTAGTGTACATAACAAATTATTAACTTAACTCGCTTGTCGGCGTCAAGACAAAGGTTTTAATGACAGTTAATCCAGCAATCGCAACAGAAGAGCAGAAACCTGCACCTTCTGATAAGGAACTTAATTTCCGTAAACAAGAGGAAATGTTCAACCGCAAGCTAGAACAAGAGCGTTTAGCAAGACAGCAAGCCGAAGAAAGATTATCCCAGCTTGAAAGAATGGTTCAGGGCAAAGTCAAATCAGAAGAAGAAGATGAAGAGCTTACGGATGAGCCATACGTCGATCACAAACGGCTTCAGAAAGCCCAAGCTCGTATGGAGAAGAAAATAGTAGGTGAGACAGATTCCAGGATTCAGCAAGAAGTGCGCAAAGCTATTGCCGAGGAAAGAAAGGCTCAGTGGATGAAGCAAAACACTGATTTCTTTGAAGTAATGGATCATGCCCAAGCGTTTGCAGATAGAGATCCTGAACTTGCAGAGACTATCCTTGCTATGCCCGAAGGGTTTGAGCGCCAGAAGCTCGTTTATAAGAGCATAAAGGCTCTGGGATTGCACAAGAAGGAAGAACCCAAGCCTAGTATGCAGCAACAAATCGATTCTAACCGAAGAAACATGTTCTACTCTCCAAGTGGTATGTCGCCTCCTGCTTTCGAACAGAAGGGTGATTTCTCTGAGCAAGGACAGAAAAATGCCTTTAGTAAGATGAAACAGGCTCAGAAAAGGATTGGGATTTTTAACTAGACTGACAATATGGGAATGGAAGGATTTGAACCTTCGCGCGACGGGTTATGAGTCCGCTGCTCTAACCACTGAGCTACATTCCCACAATTCACTCAATAGGCTTTCTGTTTTTCCAGTTATAGATCTCCACTAACATATTGAGATATTCCCTGGCTGAACCGCAGACTCTTACCTTATCGAGATTCACTTTTAGTTTTTCTTTGAAGATCTCGAAATCCAAATCTTCATTTTTTAATATTTCTAATAGAGCGGTTTTGAACAAACTTCGCTCGGTTATTTTGTTACCTTCTATTTTCTGATTTTTTATCGTATTTACTATTATATCATACTTAGATACACAATTCATAACATTAACTAGATCAATTCCCTCAGGAAATTTAAATTTACCAGACTTGAAGTTTCTATATCCAAAGGTGTTTCCCTCATTGACAAATCGAAGTCCCTGTCTAATATCGACTTCTTTATTTTTTATAAATTCATGTATCTTTTTATAGTCTTCCGATCCTTGGGTCATGTAATATTTCAAGTAATCATCTAAATCCCAAGTTTTCTGGTTTAAGTTTAGTAGTAATATGTCCGATTCTGAAGCATCCTTATCTATTTTGTACCAAACTTCCAAATCCAAAGCGCGAGCGGCTGCCAATCTGTGCTGTCCGTCTATAATCTCCATTTTGGAATTAACGATAATAGGTCTAAATTCCAGCAAGTTTCTGGATTTTATTGACCCAATCAGTTTTTGTAAGTTGGCTGCACTCAGCTCTCTATTGCAATCCATAATTTTAAAAATTTCGTAATTTTTTGTCTTTTCTAAGCTCATTTCATGTCCTTAATAAGTGAAAATAAAATTTCTATTTGTTGTTCGATGTTACTTAATCGTAAGTCTAAATTAGCAACCATTCCCCCCTTATAGTGGGGATAATTCTCTGCCATCCATTTATCCAGTGCAGCATATGAACATGACAGAGAAGTTCTAATGACGGATCGGGAGGCGTTTCTGTCCATTAAAGAATGGATTTGTTGCACCTCTTTTTCCGAAAATACTCTTCGCACCTTCGAAGTCATTCTTATTCCATTGATAGAAGCAGTCTCTTGCCCCAATTGTGCTGAATAGTTCCCTTTGCCTCCTCCGCGTTTCATTTCCGTGCTAATGCAATGACGAGATCTTCTCATAAGTGTAATAATCGAGTTCTGGGAATGACCTTGCTTTACCAGTCTTTCAATTTGGTGTCTTTCTTCCAGAGTCAATCGGATGCATTTTTTTTTTGAATTGTCCAATTTTACAAATATCCTCCTAAATAGGATTGGGGATTCCTAGTCATTTTGGCAGAGCGGCAATGACACTTCTTAGATACTCAATCTGGGACTGGTAATATTCCTTAAATCCTGTTAGATCCTCCGTAATGTCTGTTCTCATCTTGCCGTTAAGAGGGTTTTCTCCCTTTATAAGGGTAAATAAAATTTCAATAGTAATAGGTGGGATCATTTCTACAAATTTGCAACCAGTAGATTGACATGCTCCCGCAATACTATAGACCATTTCATTAAACAATCTTCCTTGTAAAGACAGCATAAGAGAAACATACCCGTCCGAGTTGTCCATGGAAGGGTTAATATCCAGTTTTCTTCTCATTTCTGAGATCATTTTTGTAGATATTAATTTAAAGTTCTCGTGCACATATTGAGACAATTCCTCGATCTTTTCTGGGGAATTATAATAAGCAACAAACTTGTCCATTGTAGCACTATAAATAAATAATTTGATATCCAACATTATACGCACGCATAGCGTTATATGCAATCATTTCCGCACGCAGCGTTAAGCGTTCGCTGATCCAGCGTTAAGGATGCCCGATATGACTCAGAACGGACGTAATACGCATCGTCCACGGATGATCATATCACTAGAAACTGACAATTAAAGGTTTTACTATGTCGGTAACTACAAGTGGCAACCTTGGCCCTATGATTTTGCAGTCGCTCGCGCCTGCACTATTATATGTTCCAACTCCCACAATGAACTATATTTTGATCTGCGATAAGGTCAGTATGCCTCCTAATGGTGGTACGACTTGCAGATTCATGAGACCAAGAGCCTTAGTTCCACCAACGATTCAGTTGGGGAATTCGGGAATCGATGAAAGGTGTGTCGATTTAAAATCTTCTCTGATTGACTTGGACGGCCGATGGGCTAACAGGGCGCAAGCTTTATTGGCAGCGTGAACGACTAAGTGAGAAGACGCCGAAAGGTGATGCGATAGTCTGATCTCGGACAATACATGAAATCCGAGAGGAGAATCCGAAGAGGTTTTCCCGCCTTGCGCTGCAAGGGGTCAAAAAAGCAACAGATTGCCACCAGCCCAAGTGCCTCAGAGAGATATAATCGATAGGCACAAATGGCTTTTTTTGGAACTGGGTGTATAATCAACGAACAGGTGATACTCCAGGATCAAGAGGGTAATAAACTTGCAGCATAATGTAGGAGGGTCTATAATATATCCAAACCAGTAAAAAGGAGGATATATGAAAGATCCCGAAGAGAAGGAAATGATGGCTTATATAGCAGGATTAATAGATGGCGATGGCCATATAGGGATGAGAAGTAGAGAAGAGGGATACGTTCCTTTAATTCAACTTCATAATTCCGTTAGACAAATGCCAGAATATTTAAAGAAGGTGTTTGGAGGAACTCTTGCTAGTGATAAGCCAAGAAAAGAAGGAAATCGACTGGTTTGGAAGTGGATGCTTCAAGGTAAAGAGGGATGTAGGATGTGTTCTAAGAGAATTCTTCCTTATCTTATCTTGAAACAAGATTCTGCCAGGGAGATTCTGGAGTTTTTAGAAAATCCAGTTCATGGAAAGGATTACTATGCTTCTTGCAAAGAGTTAAATATGGCAAGAAAGATGGATGATTTTTCAGAAAATCCCCTCGACAGGAAACATAATGAAGATTCATTTTTTTGGGCATATGTAGCTGGTTTAATGGACACCGATGGTTCTTTTTCAATAGAGAGGTCGGTTAGAAAACCAGCTCCAGGAAATAGACAAAAAAAAGACCTTATAAAATATAGACCTAAAATTCTTCTGACCATGGTTGGAGAAAAATCTATAAAACATATTCTTTCCAATATGGAATATGGGGGGGCTTCTATTGTTAAGGCAAACTCTTCTTTAAGGGGGAGTGCGTTAAGAATGTCTATTTCAGCAAGAGGCGAGGCGATTGAGTTCTTAAAAAGATGCATTCCTTTTCTTCAAACTAAAGCAATCCAAGCGATAAAACTTCTTAAATTTTGCAGACATTATACTCCAACAAATGGGAGGGCTAAAGTTGCAGAAGAAGAGGTTGATTTCCGTGAAGGTTGTTATAGAGAAATGGTTATGTTGAATAACACGCCCTCTTAGCTTGGCAATAAATGGTGTTAGCTTGGGTTAGCGAAAGGCTAGCCGTGGCGATGCGCCAAGCCGAGGATAGAGATAATGTCCTCGATAAACTTTGGGTAATTGACTTGGAACTCCTAACTGGATAAACAGAAGGACAACAAGGGGCAAGATTATGGAAATAAGTAAACTGAGTAACGAAACATTGGTAGTGGTGTTGGGAAGTTTAACAGAAATACCCATGTGTGACGCTGGGGTATTTGTAAAAGAAGCGCTTATCAGACTTATGAAAAATAATCAGCCTGAACGACTAAATCCTGAAGCCTCGAAAGAGGATGCGATAGTCTGAACTCTATGGAGACATAGAGAGGAGAATCCGAAGAGGTTTTCCCGCCTAAAATAAAATTTAGGTCATAAAAGTAACAGTGTGCTTATCCTTCGCGACTATATTGTTTCCGCAGCTTCCCAGATTAATGCTGGTGGCGGTTCTAACGGAGACAACCCAACTAACTTAGGAGTCTCGGACTTCTCGTTAGTGGCAACGACCCTCGATACAAATAACGCTTATAAATTTATGAGCGGTATCGAAGGAATGGATAGATTCGGTACAGGCCCAGTACGTAGCGCATATTTCATGCTGTCTTCTACTGAGCTTCAAACCGACCTCGACGGCCTCACGGGCGCAGGTTTCCTGAACCAGTGGAACTATAAAAGTTGTGTAGTTCTAAAACCTTTGGTAATTGACTTGGAACTCCTCGTTGCATAGTATGCAGACGGACAACAAGGGGCAAGATTATGAGTATATCTCAACTTAGCAATGAAACACTGTTAGTAATGATAGACAAATTAACCGAAATACCGATGTGTGATTCGGGGCTAATAGTGAAGGAGTCTTTGAAGAGATTAATGAAAAATAATCAGCCTGAACGACTAAACCCAGAGGCCTCGAAAGAGGATGCGATAGTCTGAACTCTATGGAAACATAGAGAGAGCGATTCGAAGAGGTTGCTCCGCCTAGATGTTTGTAGTCTGGGTCATAAAAGTAACAGATTTTGCCAACAAACGCATCAGCACTCCCAGCTGAGTACGGATCGGTATTCAACATCCGCATCCTTACATCATCTGAGGCTCCTGTAGCGCGTGGAACATCTGCTAATGGAAGAGATGTCTATTACAATACAGTAGTAGGAAAACAAGCAGTAACGCACATCAACCAAGATGGTTACTCTATGAACCTAATTTATAGAGATCCATACTATTCTGGTATGTTGGCGCAGAATGCTACAATCGCCGTGAAGTTTGCGCAAGCGCAAGCGATCACACAAGATACAGCTATTAGAAACCTTTTGTGCACGCGCGCCTCAAACGCGTTCGCAGCTTAACCGGAGGCTTTCAATGACTGAATATTCTAGATTGGCGAAGGGGACTTTCACATCAACTGGATTGCCCCAATATATTAACCTTCCCTTTCAACCTGACTATGTTGAATTTTTAAACGTTACCATTAATGCGACTCCTCGTGATAACGGTATTGTTTCTGCAACATGGGATGCTAATGATGGGCAAGGTACTGCCGAAGTATCGTTATTTAACGGTACCGGTGTTTATACAACTGACTCGGTTGCTGTAAATGGTATCAGCACATTCGCTGCTGGAACATTGCTGCAATATGGTCCTACACAACAGGTGGTTTCCTCCACAAAAGGGGGTTTGCTCACTACTTTCACAGTAACTGCTCACGGGTATGCTACTGGGGATGTTGTTGTATTTGAAGGACTATACCAAACGCCTACTACAGGTATGCCGCAAATGGCTGGTATGATGTTCAGAATCGAAGGTGTAACAGCGAACACGTTTGAAGTTCCCTGGAGCACATCAGGTTCTAACTATACTGCTCTTTCCGGATCTCCTGTGGGTGCAGTTGTTAAAAAAGTTCTGTATCCATATCTGTACGTTCCTTCCGTGTCTTATGTCGCCGGATTGGTAACAAATGGATCTGGTCCTGGAACCACGCAGGTTATCACGACAACAAGCAACAACTTCGTTGTAGGCCAAGAGATCGCATTTAGATTCCCACCACAATGGGGAGCTACTAGCTTTAACTCTTTACCAAATAACCTGATCCCCGGCTCTCCTGTCTATGCTTACGTCCAGGCTATTGTCAATGACAATACCTTCGTAATCAAGACTAACCCAGCTTTTGTGAATAACTACAATTCCAACGTGCCAGTAGGCAGCGTTCCTGGACTTAGTTTCCCACAAGTTCTGGCAGTAGGAGACATAAATAGTGGTGGAACTCCTTACTCTGGTGGGGCTTTATACCCTTCTCCGTTAGTAAGAGGATTCCCAACTATCAACGGGCCTGCGATCAGTGGAGCGTTTATCAACAACACATCCCAAGGATTCATAATCGGATCTGGAACGGCTGTGACTGATACGACTGCTATTCTGGTAGGTGGCTCTGGAGATACGATTAGATGGCGTGCATTCTTGCATGATTATTCTAGTCCGTAGTATTTCTAGGGTTTTATGGCGTAGAGACCGCGAGGAAACCTACGCAAGTTGATTGGGGCTTAAAATGCTCTTTCAGCTCGGACGTCCGGGGGTTTATACCCCCGGAATTCCTCCGTTAACGATATATAGGTAAAAATGACTCAACCATTTCCCCCTAATGAAGGGCCACGAGCCCCAGAACGCAATCCGCCTATTATGCCGGATTTCTATCTACCGCGTGTATTCTATATCGAAGCAATCACTTTAGGAAAGACTACGTTGATTACGACTACATTGCCTCATAATTACGTAATTGGTCAAATTATTAGGCTGATTATCCCTCCTACCTATGGCTCAAGGTTACTCAATGAACAACAAGGCCAAGTCATTAGCATTCCAGCGCCCAATCAAGTGCTGACCACTATAAACTCTATGGGAGTTGACCCATTCATTCCAACGCCTACATACGGTCCTACACCTCCTCAAATCCTTCCGATTGGTGATATAAACAATGGTGGTATAAACAACATCTTCCTAGTAGCACAGAGTGGTACCACTCCTATTCCTCAGACAATCGCTTTCATCCCCGGTAGCTTTATCGATGTATCTCCAGCTCCTGGAAATACGGCTGATATCCCCACTCCTGGTTCGTAATGCCAACTTTTGGTTCGTAGTGTAAGTAGCGTCAATAAATTCTTTGGTGATATATAAGGTTTATTTTCAACAATAACCTTTATAGGATCACTCTCATGTCCGAAAGACCCAAAGTAAATAGCGCAGGTCAAAAAGAACTGGATAAGACAGCAGCGCAGATCGACGCATTCGAACAGAACATCAAAGATATGACCATTGAACGCATGGAGGGCGCCAAACCTCAGGAGATCGAAGCTCAGACAAAGCTATCTCAAAAAGAGATCTCAAACTCCAAAGACATTTACCTGAAGCCTATCAAGACTCAACCTTCCAAGGAGCCTTTTAATGAAAAATGGCGAAATGATTACAATTTTCAAAAAGAATATGTGCAGTTTATTGCAGAAAACTATGAGCTCATTGGTAACAACATTGAAGTGTGGACTAAAAGGTTTCCTGGACAGCCGGCGGAATATTGGGAAGTGCCTACAAACAAACCTATATGGGGTCCACGATATTTAGCTGAGCAGATCAGGAACTGTAACTATCACGTATTCTCCATGGACGAGCGCGTTCCTACCGGAGCCGCTGACCAAATGGGAACTTACACGGGAAAGATCGTTGTAGATACGGTCAAGTCTCGTCTTTCTGCTAACCCTGTTAATACATCAACTAAATCAATCTTCATGGGAGCGCAAGGGTTCTAATCATGGCTGAGAAATGGATTCAAAAAGCGATAAAGAAACCTGGAGCCCTTCATAGAGAACTGGGTGTTAAAGAAGGAAAAAAGATCCCAGAAAAAAAGTTGGAAAAGGCTGAACATTCCAAAAACCCCAAGCTTAGAAAGCGGGCGAATTTGGCTAAAACTTTAAAGAAGATGCATCACAAATGAGAGAGCGCGTAGAGGATCTAGGTCGCATTTCCGTATTGATTGATGTTCTTCTTGAAGCAGAGGTATGGGATTTATACTCGGGAAGAAAAAAGGATTTTTGTGATCACTTCGAAACCTTAGACGAAGATAAAAAGAGCGATTTGTTACACAACCTGATCTATGGACTGTATTACGTGAAAGATAAGCTATATGACATTGCGCACATCGCAGATGGGAGGGATTTATTAAATGAACCTCCTGAGTGATATTATCACATATGTGCGCCGAATTATTAAAAGTCCCTCTAATGCACAGATCACCGACTCCTTAATTATTGATTACATCAATCGCTTCTGGCTTCTAGATATGGATGCTAGGATGCAGCTCTTTGACTTCAAAACAAAATACCAGTTCCAGATGACTCCTGGTATCGATCAGTACAACATGCCCTTGTATAACGTTCAAACAGAAGCGGGAGGGCAAACAATCGCTTCCTATCCGGTTTATCAAGGATTTAGAGATGCTGCATATGTTAACGGCATTCAGATTCCTTTTTATGGGACTCACGATAACTTCTGGAATTTGTGGCCCAACTATATTCAGCAATTACAGCCTGTGGCGGTGGGGGATGGAAGCAAAACTTCTTTTCAATTCTTTTTACCCTACTTCCCAGCTATTCCTGGGCATTTAGATATTACGGGAATCATCTCTCAAACACAGGGAGTTGGAGATGTACAAGATCCTATTTTTGCTAGCAAGTTCAACTTGAATGCAACAGGAAACATTTCTATTCCCGCTACTAGCATCTATCCTGGGGTGAATATTACCTATCAAAATGCCAATGGAAGCATCACAACGATTACCGATAGCGGTGTCTTTTTAGATAGTGGAAGCAATCTCCAACTTTATGGACTTCTTTTGGAATCAGGAGGCTTTCCTTTTGGAAATTCTCCTTTAGGGGGAAATACCTATTCCACGACTCAAAATACCGTAAATTACAGCACAGGAGAGGTGAATGTCACATTTCCAATCGCCCCAGCCGCAGGATCAGAAATCCAAGTGCAATGTTACTTCTATGAGCAAGGGATTCCAAGAGCTGTGTTGTTCTATAACAACTGTCTTACCTTCCGGCCTCCACCAAACACTCAATACTTTGTTGAGCTGGATTGTTACTTGACTCCTGCGGCTTTCTTAAATACATCTCAATCGTTTCCGTTTGGATACATGACGGAATACATTGCTAGAGGATCTGCTCGCAAGATTCTATCGGATACTGGGGATGTCGAGCAGTTCATGTTTTATGAGCCTTTATTTAGGGAGCAAGAGAATCTGGTATGGAAACGCAGCCAAAGGCAATTTACTGCTGAGCGTACAGGAACAATCTTCAGCCAGACTCAAGGTCAAACAAACGTTAACAACATAGGTCAGGGGACTAACTAAATTATGAGCTTTCCTTTTACACCAACAATACCTTCTGCTAGCCAAACACTGGCTGCTTCTCAACCTTTAATCCAACAAAACTTCAACTCCACTCAAACTATTCTTGCAGTTGATCACGTAACATTTGATAACGCTACTGGAGGTCAGCATAAACAAACTACTTTTCCTGGTCTTGCTTCTCCCACGACCCCCACCTTACAAGCTTCCGTTGCTTATCCAGCAGCCGGAATAGCTGATCCTGGGATTCCCCAATATTTCTTTAGAAACTCCCTGTCTCCTTATCCTTTAAGCGCTGTAGCTGCTTTTTGTGTTTTTCAAGGTACAGGTTCTACCACCAATCCCAGTATTCCGGTACTGAATGGGTTTAATATCGCCACCATCGCAAGTATTGGGCCTAATTACACGGTAACTTTAACTCCTGGTGCGACTACCGGTAATAATGTGGCTGTTTTTATAAGCACATCAAATGGGGGACTTCCATCTTATAATTTCTTGGCTGGTGTTCTAACCTTTGCTTATCCATCTGCCGGTACAGTATCCATCCTAATATTGCAAATTTAAAGAGATGAAAAAATGGTGGATAAAATATATATCGGGAACTTTCAAAAAGGTTTAGTTCTCAATCCTCTGCCATTTAATATTGATAACGATTCTTTTCCAACAATGTATAATTTTTATACTTGGCGCGGAAGGGCAAAAAGAAAGCGCGGAACTACCCCTTTAGGAAGATTACAACTTCAAGTCAATATTCCGGCTAGTACGGTTGTCTTAACAGCTGGTTCTGTAAATCTGATAACCGCTCTGGGACTTCCAATGACCTCCTCAATTGCCCCAGGTTCGATTAGTTTGGTTGTAGGAGGTCAGACATATACTGAATCCTTTCCTTTGACTGGAGCGCTTGTGGGAGGTTCTGGAGGCACAGGAACTATAAATTATGCAACTGGCCTTCTTACAATAACAGGAGGAGGAGCGGACTTTGTTACAAGTTTGTTCTCTTACTATCCTGGACTGCCCGTTATGGGATTAGAAGATTTTGTCCCAGTTAATAATGCAATGTCCGAAACAATAAGTAGCACTTATCCATTGTTGGTGGCTTTTGATACCCAATACAGCTACCAAAACTTCACTTCTTCCAATCTGGAGATGACTTCTTTTTACAATGTTAACTACTACAAGAATGTTCCTAATGCAACTTATACCGATGGAACCACTCCATATGTTGCTAAAGCCGCGCAAACGCCTTTTGTTTGGCATGGACAAAATTGGCAACAGTTTTGGACTACTAATTTTGAACAAGCGATGTGGGCTACAAATGGCAATCCGGGCATGCAAGTTCAGGCGATAACCTCTATAACTTGGGTTTCGGCAACAAAAATAACTTTTGGAATAACAGGATCTCCTGCGATTGTAGGAGATTTTGTTTTTGTTAATGAAATAACTGGTACTAACAGTAATACAATCAATGGTCAAACCGGTTATGTAAGTGCTGAGGGAGTTGGAACAATAACTGTTGTCTTTCCAGATGCGGCAATCGCTGATGAAGCCTACACAGGGGGCATCATCCAATACCTGACAACCACCATCGTTGGAAATACTGGTGATGGTATCAAATGGTATGATGGAGATCCTACCAATGGAACGGGATTACCATCAACTAGCGCTGCTGGATGGGTAAATTTTGCTCCTCCCTTATCTGCTACCGGTCAGACTATAGATAATTACAACTCGGGAAATACTCCTTTTTACTTGGTAGGATGCAAATTCATGTATCCTTATAAAGACAGGATCTTGTTTTTTGGCCCTTATATTTCTACGGCTGCCAACATGATAGCAGGAACGAAGCCTATTTACCTACAAGATGGGGTAATTTGGTCTTGGAATGGTTCTCCGTATTACACGACATCTTTTAATGCCACAACGGTTCCTATTGGGTATAACTCCATACTGACACCAGGAACGGAGCTTTCTTTGGATTACCCGGAAGGCGGTGCGCTTACAGCTTATTACGTTGATCAAACGGGTCTTGGAGGCTACATAGTCGCCGGTACATCGCAGCAGATTGTTACCTTAGGGGTTAACGAAGATGTTCTGATCTTGGGATTTTCTGGAAAATATGCTCGTCTTGCGTATACCAGTAACGATATTTCTCCATTTGTGTTTTTCACTGTTAATTCGGAACTTGGGGCTAGCGCAACATTTTCATCTATTAATCTGGATAGAGGAGTTATTGCTTTCGGAACCTATGGTTTTGTGATCGCTTCTCAAACGGCTGCGCAGAGAATTGACTTGCAAATTCCCGATTTGGCTTTTCAGTTGCAATCGACCAATTTCGGTGTTCAAAGGATAAATTCTGGTAGGGATTTTTACAAAGAGTGGTTATATTTTAGCTACTGTCCGGATAATCAACCTACCACTTCTCTATTTCCAACACAGACCTTTTTTTACAATTACCGAGAAGAAACTTGGGGTATATTTTACGAGAATTTTACTCACCATGGTTCATTTTGGAGATATGCTGGTATCACATGGGGTTCATTGACGAATATTACATGGGAAGCTTTTCTAGACCCTTGGAACTCCGCTGAAGAACAGGCGCTATTTCCTTCTGTAGTCGCAGGAACTCCCCAGGGTTTTGTAGTAGTAAAGGGTAGCGGTACTGGAGAGGCTCCAACGGGCTCTATTGCAAACGCCGTGGCATATACCGGCAGTAACCCTAATTATACTCTGATTACAAGCTACAATCATTGTGTAAGCCAAAGCAATCCCACATTGGAAGCGGGTGATTATCTTTATATTACTGGCTGTTTGGGAACAGTAAACCTCAATGGTCAAATAGGTCAGGTGATTGAGGTAATAGATTCCAACAATTTTGTATTGGATATTTTATGGACGGATATTAGTCCTTATTTGGGCTTGGGAGTCTTTTCTCGACTCAGCCAGCCTTTGTTACAAAGTAAACAATTTCCTCCTGCTTGGGGCCTTGGAAGACAGGTTAGATTCGGTACGCAACAATATCTAATGGACGCAACAGCTAACTCCCAGGTTACACTGGATCTTTATTTGTCTATGGACCCTGATAATGTGCGCAACTCACCCGGGTCGGTAACCGATCTTACCAATCCAAATGATCTGAATGATGCTATTATTTACTCACAGATTCTCTATACATGTCCCGAAAGTACCAACTTGGGACTTACACCCTCCAATATCAATTTACAAATGCCCACAGCCTCTACACAGCGTCAAATATGGCATCGCATGAACAGTTCTATGATTGGCGATACGGTGCAGTTTGGAATTACTCTAAATGATGCGCAGATGCGTAATTTACAAGATGCTATTGCAGAAGTGACTTTGCATGCCGCTGTCTTTGATACTTATCCAGGACCGTACCTATCATGACAATAGTACCTAACAGCATACAAGTTTCTCCTTTTTTGCGCGTCCAAAGGCAATTTCCAACGGATACTACCCAAGCATTGACTGTTGAGATCAACAAAGCTTACGTTGATATTGCTCAGCGTGTCAACGAACGTATTGTAGGTATCTTTGCCTCCAAAGCATCTACGGTCACAGGAGAGCAATGGTATTTGCAGGGAGGATCTGCTAAGCAGCAATCTATTCGGCAGGTATATCCTATTACCGGTGCTGGAAGTTACCCACATGGGATAAACTTTGCTTCCATTACCAATATCGTCAAGATTTATGGCACTTTTACTGATGGGACGAATTGGTATCCTTTGCCTTATGTAGATACTACATCTGCAACCGATCAAATCAGTTTATCGGTAACGCCAACGAACTTGGTAGTTACAGCAGGTGGTGGGGCTCCTGCGATTACCAAAGGAACTGTTATTCTTGAGTGGCTAAGTCAGGTCTAGGAAATATTCTTTTTTTATACATATTAATTATATAATCTAGTTGGTCTTCATAAATAATGACAGTTTGCAAAGAATTCTCCAATCGATGTATATATAAAAAATTCTCGTGTAATTCATTTATCAATGGGATTTCGTAATTTAAATGTTTCCACATGAAATCTTGTAAATCTGAAGCACACTTGGAACCCATTCCTCTCCATTTGCTCGCGAGTTTCATCGACATATTCCTTAAGTCCTTCAATTGAACAAATCCGTGTGACAACAAAATCCTCTGAACTCTACGTGACAATTTAGAATCAGTGATAAATGTATCCCATTCGATGTTTTTCATAATTTTTCTCCTTCTTAATTCAGCGCCAAAAATTGATGTTTTTCATTTTTTTGTCTACATAAATTTTAAGAAAATCTGCAAACCCGTGGTGAAACCCGCATTTTTAAACTGTGCGGATTTTGTTTTTTGGCAAGTATCAAGGAATTTCTATAAACTGCTACAATCCCAAGAAAAAGAGGTTTCTATATGACTATGCCATCTATGGCTACCGGTACAAATATGGGTCAGCGGACAGGCGCACCCAAGGTATCTTACGGTAAAAGCAAAGGGGGACAGACCCCTTTTAACATGCAGCAGTTCACTCCTGAGCAAATGCAACTATTTCAGCAGATGTTTGGGCATCTTGGTCCCGATAGCTTTTTAGGTAGATTAGCTGGTGGCGATCAAGAGATGTTTAAAGAAATGGAAGCTCCCGCATGGCAACAGTTTCAAGGGTTGCAAGGACAGAATGCTTCTAGATTTAGTGGTATGGGTACGGGATCGCGCCGTAGTAGCGGTTTTCAAAACACCATGAACCAGGCATCTTCTGATTTTGCTCAAGCGCTCCAGTCCCAAAGAATGGGTTTGCAAAACCAAGCTATTAAAGATTTGATGGGAATGAGCAACCAGTTGCTGGATCAGCGACCCAATATGCAAGGATTCATGAAAAAATCCCCTAGTTTTTGGCAGCAACTTTTGGCGGGTCTTGGAGGAGCTGGTGGACAATTCTTAGGAGGCCTCGGAGGTGGAATGGGTCAAGGGTGGTTTGGTGGGAAAAATAATAATCAACAGCAAGGCGGAATGGGATGATCCAACTAGAAGAGTATAATCCATGGGCTGATATTGGTGGTGAATTTGGAAAAGGAATATCAAAAGGGGTTTCCTCGTCTCAAGAGTTTGCCAATAAGATGCGCATGGAAAAAGCCAACGCACAACAAGAATTTGACATTTTCAAGAAATATTTTCAGAAAAGTGGCAACGGAATTACCAAGCCCACAGAAGGAATGGGAGATCAATTAAGCAACGATTATACAAATAATACAGAAGAACAACCTACTCCGGACCAAGAAGAATTTGAAGAAGCTTGGTTAGATTATAAATTTCCTAAAGTCATGGAAGGGCGCAGAGAAAAAGAGAAAATGAAATCCAAGCTCGAACTATCTGCCGAACCTAAATTGCTTGAAATGGAAGATAAATTAGAAGCTCAAGAACATAGTGGAATGAAATTTGAAAGATTATCACAACTATTTAGTCCTGAATTAGAAGATCAATTCCCTCCAGCATTAATGGCTGCGGCATTTACGAAAGAGGGTGAACTTACACCTTTAGCTCAAGCCTCCTTGTCACCTGATGCGCAAGAGGCGGTAAAGTTAATTACCGATGAAATCAAAGGAGCCAGAGAAACATTTGGAGCTAGAGTCACAAACTTCGAAGCTAATACATATTTAAAAACATTGCCTAATCTTTTAAATACTCCTGAAGGAAGAAGAAGAGTTTTAAGAGATTTGAAAATAGTTAATAAACTAAATCGTATGGAAGGGGAAGGCGTTTTAAATATAATTGATAAATATGGAGGCCCAGGGAAAATATCTATCAGTAAAGCAAAAAGAATGTATAAAAAACAAAATGCTTCGAAGATAGCTGAAATGAAACAAGAATTCATTAATCCTGAGAAAGCCAATTTTTCTGAAATGCCTGATGCTTCAATGTATATGGGAAGAGAGTTAGAAGACCCCGAAACGGGCCAAATATTTGTATCTGATGGGAAAGAATGGGTTCCACAAGAATAGGTTAAATCAATGGCATATAAATTATTACCTGAAAAGTCTTCTCCTAAACCTTCTAAAGGTGAGTTAACAGAGGATGTTGTCAGAGCCGGTTTAGTACAACCTGCTAAATCCATTCTTGCCTCTCTGCCAGGTTCATTTGGGGATCTTGCTAAGGGAGCTAATGATCTAGTTGCTGCTCCGTTAACTAAACTTGCCGGAGGGAAACCTGTTCCTTATGAAGAATCTCCTATAGGGAAGCTTTTACCAACCACTAAACAACATATTAAAAATCTCGAGAAAGCCATCCCTTATCTTAAACCTAAGAACAAGGTGGAAAAGTTCTCTGAAGAGATAGCTGAGGATGCTGCCGGTTTATTTCTTCCTGGAAGGTATTTAAAAATGGGTAAGTATGCTTTTAGTCCATTAAGATCAATTGGAATTGCAGTGGGAGCCAACACCTTAGGGGAAGGGGTAACCCAATGGACTGGGGATAAGTCTAAGGGAGACATAGTCAAGAATGGTTCCATGCTTGCTTTCTCCTTGCTCAATCCTCGTGGAGCTAAAGATGTTTCCAGAACCCTTTATGCCGATGCCGAGAGAATTCTTCCTCAAAATGCAACTGTTTCTACCACAAGACTTAATAATGATTTATTAAATACAACAAGAAGAATAACAAATGGAAGGCAATATGATCAATTATCAGCTAATGAAAGGTTTGTAATTGATGAAATTGGTAAAATACACCAAAGCTCTCAAAACGGAACTATTTCTGTGTCAACCCTTCAGTCTATGAAAAGGTCTCTAAATGACACATTAAAATCCCATTTATATGATATAAAAGATAGAAGCGTCCGAGAAGGAGTTCGATCAATGGCAACATCCATTAATGGATCTATTCGAAATACCCTCCGAGATTATGGAAGACAAAACCCTCAATGGTGGGAAACATATTCAGCAGCGGACAGAGCACATGGCGCGGTGGAGCAATCAAATTTTGTTAGCCGGACACTTGAAAAGTTCATGAGAGGACGCCCCGAGGGGCTAGCTCATCTATTTGGAATAGGAGCACCGGCTGCGTTGAGCTGGTTGAGTATTCCTGCTGGATTAGGTACAGGAGCTGCCTATGCTGCTGCAAAACTAGGGACTCGAGTAATTAGATCCAGGGAATTAGCCAAACATTATGGTAAGGTAGTAGGTGCAGCCTCAGCAGATAATCCTAAATTGATTCACAAAGAGTTAGATGAATTCCAGAAAGAGTTAGAAAAAGAAAAGAAACCTAAATATCGACTTAGACCTAATAAGTAATCATCTGTCTGCCAAAACGTACATGAATGTAATAATCCCAAGAGCTATTAAAAATGTCATTTTTTCCCCTCATTTTGTTTATTTATTTCGCTCATCATAACTTTCACTTGAGCTTCTAATCGTGCTATTTTACATTTATCCGATAGTTCTTTATCTTTTTCTTGATTACAATATTTAGAAACATGATTGATAACTTCAAGCTTCATAATTTTATTGTAATGACTTTCTGAACAATATAATAAAAAGATTGTAATTGCTGTAAGGCCACCTAAATAAACTTTAATGCCAATAGAATTCATAACGACACCGCTTCTATTTCAGATTTCTGAATATGAACTACTCTTAAGGTTCTCTCTTCAACTCTAGTTTCTAACTTCCCAAGTTGAACATTTAAAGTATTTAAAGATTGTTCAATCTTTTGAAACTTCTCATCAACTTTGTTAAACCTTTCTTCAATCTTATCAAACCTTTCGTCAATCTTATTAAATTTCTGAACCAATTCAGTAGATAGATTGTCAATTCTCTTATCAATATTGCCAATTTTTTCCACAATTCTACCAGTTCTAAAAATCAATAAAGCTACTCCAATTAAACCACTTGAACCCATTACTAGTTGGATAATATCCATAAATCACTCCTTTTTCCCCTCTATCATAGAGAGAATCTGATTAAAATTCTCTGAAAAAAAACACTTACCATTCCGGTAGCGCAGAAATCCTTATAAAGTTTAATTTTTAGTTAACACATTAAGGAGTTTCTATGACAGTCCAGCCAGGCGCAATGCTATATACCCAAGGGTTCGGTTCTTACCCAGAAAACGTCGAAATACCCGTAATTTCCAATTCACTTCCACCTAGTTCTACTACAGGGGCCATTTACCCCATCGGTAAGAGATGGATCGACCAATCTACAAACACAGCCTATACCCTTACTAGTATTTCTGCTTTTGATGGGCTTCTCACTTATACTTGGCAAGTTTCTGCGGGTGGTAGTGCCATCGTAGCGACTGTCTCCGGAAATACTGGTACAGCCTCTCCCTCGGCCGGAAACATTTCCATAGTGGGTGCAGCAACGCAGCTCACAACTGCTGCTTCCGGAAGTACATTGACGATTTCGGTTACAGATCCATTCGACATCGCCGATCTCGGTGTGTCCGGGAATGCAACGATAGGTGG